AGTTACAGCATTGGTATTAATCTTTATAGTAGTAACTGCAGAGTCAGCAAGTTTAGCTGTAATGATACCTAAGTCTTTTACACGAAGAGTATCAGCATTAATTTCAATAGTAGCATTATCTACATTGACGTCAAGAGTTACCTCATCACCGTCAGGAGTATAGGTAGCAGTAAGACCGCTACCACCAATTACACTACGAAGATCACCTGATACATCTACCCACGCAGTACCGTCCCAAAAATAAATACGAACGTCTGTAGTGTTGAAGTAAATTTGACCGGCTACAGGTGATGCCGGAGCCGAAGCCAGATTCTGTAACGCTACGTTCAGTATCTGATTTTTGGCGAGGTCTAGGTTAGTTAAAAACTTTTTTGCCATGGGGATCTAGATTATATATTAATTAATTAAAAAATGCTTTTCCACTAAAAGGAGCTGAAAACTTTATAACAAGCTGTGTATCTGTTACATACTCTACTTCACCAATTACTTCATTGTTAGCTGAGTCAACCACACTAACCGAAGGGAATTTACCCAGATTGTGAGTGATGGTCCACTGTGCAGAAGCACTTGGCTGATTGTGAATATGAGCATACTTGTATACATCTGCTGTAAAGGTTGCGTCCCTATAGTTTAATGTTATAGTTCTATCTGTGTTTGTACTTGTTACATCCACGCTCATTACTGAACGGTCGTAAGCCTCTCCTATTTTATGAAGATCACTTTGTGTAATACCTATCTGAAGCCAAGTGTTACCGTTCCACGCAAAAAAGGTATCCAATGTACTATCGTATACTACTACACCTTCATCTGCAGAGTTATAACTAGAAGCAAGAGCAATTCTTTCTGCAGTTGTCACTGGATGCAAACGAGCATTTAAAAGCTGATTTGTACCAAGATCTAAATCATAGTAATACTTAACTGATGTCGGTATAGATGGTATTTCTTCTGACATTATGATAAATATGCTTTACCCGCTACAGGGGTGTTAAAATAAATCTTGATTCTGTTATTATCTACCACATCTAGTATACCCACTATATCATTACCTTGAGCATCTTCAGTAGTTACATTAGGTATCAGATTCATACCATGATTTATATCCCACATTGTAGCAGGCGTAGTCTGGGTATGAACAAATGAGCTGTTTTGGTTTATAGTAATAGCAGGGTTAAGATTAATCCTGGTAATACAACCACCAGAGTTAATTTCTATAATGTTTTGGCCACCCTGAGCAGCACCACCCATGTAGTTAAGTCCCATAGCTGGAGCCTTACCCTCGTCAGAAACAATAAAGCCCGTACCACCTTTAGAGTACAGGACATCATCGTATTTCACACCCAACCAGGTCTTATACTGAATCTTAGTTTCTGAAAGAGCTCCGTCATCTTCATTAGACTCCCATTCTACCAACTCCTTACGCATACTGATAAGGTCCTGATCCTGCTCAGGTTTGCAGGAACCAATACCGTAACGCATCTGCTTATACTTGCGATGTATTACGTCAGCAAACTGCTTGTAGTATTTAACCTTGTTGGGTAGATAAGTTCTCATTTGGTGTCTGATTCTGGGTTTTTATCTGCTGCTCATATAAAGCAACACAGGTACTGCATACTTTCTTTCCATCTGATGCTGTTCTGTCTTGGCATCCGCAGGTAATTTGTGACCCGCAGTTAGGGCATGTTCTCATGGGTTTTTGGTTTTTATGTTTATTTAGCAAGTTGAGCAGGAGTCCGAACAAAGATTGTTCGTTATCTTATCCAGCCTCTTCTTGGCATAAAGCAAAAGCTCCATACCGGCTTCCGGATCATGGCAGTATTCCACTTTAGCTTTGGCAGCTTCAATAAAGCTCTTGATAAGTCTTAGTTCCTTAAGCTGCTCTTTTACATCAGCATCAGGCTCACAGGCTGCCATTTCTAGTTCACACAAAAGATTATGATAACGGTTGTTGGTCTGGGTCACACGGAGGTGATTGTACTCAACAAACACAGAAGTATTAGGAGATACAGAATACCTAATTGTATAAATACCATCAGGTAAAGCTTGTACAGCTTCAGAACAACCGGTCTTTTGTAGACCAAGTGTACAGGCTGTAAGTGTAGAATTAAACCCAGGCAGGATCTCAATGTTTACAGGCAGGTTAAAACCTGGAGAAGTGATGCTTAAAACACCACAGTCTTTACCAACACCATTAGCGTAGATACTGGTGTCGAATATGCGTAAAACCTTGATATTGTTAGTATCAGGCAGCTCTAAACTTAGCTGGTGTTTGCTTGCCATCTGGGTAAACTTTAAGAATTTATAGGAGTAAAAGAACAGAGGTTCTCAATAATAATATACTGATTTTTTGGGAGTTCTCCAAAAAACAAAAGGGAGGGGACACTAAGTCCGCCTCCCGTTTTGTATAAGGTATCTAGATTGCTTAGAAGCTCTCCAAAGCAACTGCATTACCGGCAGCAGTACAGCTGTTGATTACGAAGTTAGTAATGCTAGCAGTAGCAGTTCCAGCAGGAACATGAAGTACTAACAAATACTGATCGTTATCAAATGTACTAGTTGGGTTGTTGAAACGAGGCACATTGTGCAAGATCAACACCTGATCGTACAAACCGTTACGGTTTACGGTAGCCAAAGCAGGATCTGCTTCGATCTCACGCATACGTAAGCTGTCTACACGAGAACTGTCAGGGTATGCATTCTGAAGGTAACGACCATCTAAGATCAATTCACGAAGTACAGTCTCACCAAGACCAGATACTTGTGTAGGAACTTGAGACTCAGAAACTGAGATGCACTCTACTTTGCAAGGATCACCAGACTCGTCAACTACAGAAGCGTAGATAAACAAAGGCTCTAAGCCATAAAAATCAGTAGGAGTAAAAGTACAGTTACCGAAAGTTGTGTCTACATAAGCAGCAATAATGTCCATGTGGCTATTTACATTGCCTAAGCTAGAAGTAGCAGGAACATATGTTGCAGATGCAGCAGGATCAAAAATAGCTGCGTTAACGTTTGTAGAAGAAGTAGCAGCACGGCTAAGAACTACGTTAGCGTTACCAGTAGAAGCTGAATCAGCAGCACCTACAGATACAACAAGTGTATTAGCAGGGATACCAGCAGCAACCACTTTGTCACCAACTGTGAACTTAGTACGGTCAGCATTAGCTACAACAATAGTTGCAGATGCAGCAGTAGGATCAATAGCTACACTACCGTGAGCTTCAACCCATACTTTAGCGTCTACAAAATCTTTTAATAAAGGCTCAGAGTTAATCTGATCTGCCCACTTCAAAAGAGCCACAGTGTGATCAATAGCAGCATTGTTTGCATCACAGCAACCTGTGTAAGCATCCAAAGTTTGATACAACTGATGGTTTAAGAAACGGAGAGCAGGAGAACCTTTAACATCAAGACGAAGACGTACAGTGCTGTCACAAGCAAGACCTGCACAAGCATTAGCTTCTACTTTGATGATTTGGTTTACAGCAGCCTTACCAGAAACTTTGATAACGCGGCTTACATACTTAGGGTTGATAGCCTTAGACTTCTTAGACTCTTTGTAACCACCGTGAACGGGGCCAATCTTGTCAGAAGCGAAACGACTACCTTCAGCTAGGATAAACGGAGCAGCCTGAGCGGTTACAGTTTGGAAAGTCTTTGCATCAAAGAATCCAATCTGGCCACCAGTCAAATCTGCAGTAGATCCAGAGCTAGCAAGAGTTGTGCTCGCAGGCAAAAAACTCTTACGAAACGCATGAGGAAAATACATGGTGTTTAGATTTAGGGGTTAATAAATAAAAAATTAGCTTAAAAACATTAGTTTATACTTGGTAGAAGCTATCAGACTCTTTATCTCATCTAGCTGATTCACTACTTCTGAGAACGGCATAATACGTTGCAGTTCTACTATTTCGTTGTACAGCTCCTTCATGTGAGTCAGGGCTTCTTGTACAGAACTGCATTTTACTGCAGCTACTGTAGGATATTCCAGGAGTTTTTCACGAGCTCCCTGGTATTGCTCGGCTACTTTATCAACAAGACCTGGCATACCTTCATAAAAATCACCCAAAGCTTCATGGGCTGCGTGTGATCCTGGTCCTGTAATCTTCAGGTGCAACTGGTGTATTGATACAACCAAAGCCTGAGCATTGGCCACCATAGCTGCTGTTTCAGTACAAGGACCCATAGGGCTCGGTCTGGGTATGGTCTTTATCATTAGCTATTCTTTTGTACTTCTTGTGACTGTCTTTGATACTGGTTCATGCTTTCTATGTCACCGGCAAGAATAGCTGCTGCCTGATCTACTAAGATTTCAGCAACATCGTCTTTGAACTCACATTCCTGGTTGGCTGTAAAAGCCTGACCTGTAATGGGATTTACACAACCCTGAAACTGTACCTGGCGTGGAGTCCTGTAGTATACAAGTCCAACGTCTGTGATATTAAACTCACCATTGGTGTATACACGAAGTTTATCTCCTACCAGTGTACTCAAGGTCTCACCCCATTCAAAGCTAGGACCTTTAGTGTCAGAAGTTAGAAGAACACCCATATTGGCTTCTTCTACCTCATATACAACCATCTTACGTTTATCAGGGCAGCATTTACTGTTAGCGTAAACATCTGTCCTTACATAGTATAGATAGTCTGCAGGAAGCGTGGCTTCAAAGAACGTTTGTTTGTCTACTGGTGTCAGATCCTGAGATTTCAATATGACCTGCAAATCATCCACCAAACCGGTTGACTGTTCGGTACCTTCTCTACGCGTGTTTAGACCGTACATCATACGACGTACCCACTCCAGCTGAGCTTTGTTAAATGCTTCCTGGATCTGCCAACATTCTATGTTGTCATAGTCCAGGGAAGCCAGCTTATTCAGCCGCTGTTTGATCTTTATCTGTAGAAGGTTGTTGTTCATATTCTATTAAGCGTTCCAGTATTTCTCTACTTTTTTGGTAAGATCCACCAGAATCTCCTCGTTCAAAGGATTCTTCAGGTATTCCACCACATCGGTCGGTGTTCTTCCCATCATAGTACCAGTCTGCATATGATAGATAAACCCGTCAGCTTTAGTAGCTATGAACTTGTAATAAGAACTGTCCTTTACAATAGTCCGGATCTTTAATGTTTCCATATCCAGATTAGCGGTATCCAGAAATCTCTGGGCAGTCTTACGTTTATCTTTTTCTACAAGGTCTCCGTTAATGTACTTATCCATGTTATCATAGATAATATCATTTGGAGTAGACTTTTTGTACTGAGCACTGTTAGGGTCAAGCACCTTTGCTATATACAATAGCTTGTTCTGATTCTTGTCAAACAATTTCTGAAGTTCAGAAAGAGCTTTGTTACGCAACTTCTTAACCTCTGTTTGTACGGAAGCAGTTTCTTCCAATTTATCGAGGTAAAACTTAGGAGGAACCGGTTGACGACGGGCTTCTTCTAAAGATTTAGACACGATGGAAAACCCACCAGCCTCGATTGCGTAAAGTCTGATCAGATCATAAGGATCTTTTTCAGGCTCCAAGAATACAGGTTCGTTACCACAACGAATCTTTACTTTATCCCAGAAGTCAGCATTGTCAGGTTTCAAGAGTTTGATCTTGTTCCAGAACTGCTCATCAGCGGGGTCAACCACGTTGGCTGCAAGTTCTTTTTCTAGCTGAGCTACAATCTGACGAATCTGTTTGATCTTGGCTTCTTGTTCTTCTAACGGAAGTTCTTTTACTTCCGGAGCAAACTCATTTAAGCCAGTAAGGTATCTTTTGATACCGTTGATCTCTAGACAGGCAAGCTGTTCCTCGTGAAACGCTCCGTCAAAAAGGCTTAAGCCGTACTTCTGTAATCCCATATTGTCCACCATAGGATCAAAAAAGGGACGGATTGCAATACTGCTTCTTTTGTTTTGTGGGTACTTCTCCACAATGGTAACTGTACTCATGTTTGGTTTTTTTGGTTTTTCATAAGTGGCCGCATTTTGCGACCTCATATCAGAACCTGTCGAGAGTTGCAAGCTCTCCGTCTGATCAGACACGGTGTGCGTACAACAGGTTAGGGGGAAAACTATATAAAGACCTGGGTGCTGTTCTTATGGGAAGCAACCCAGGTACTGTTATAATTTAGAATGAGCCGCCTGTAACAGGGTTTCTCATCACGATCTTAAGAACCTTGGTAGGATCTTTCACCCAGATCGCTGGCATAGTCTGGCTCATGAACACACGGTAACCGTTGAAGTTTCCAGAAGACTGGAAGCCTTGTGTACGACCCATGTAATCCATTGTACCATTCTGATAGAACCACTTCAATTGATTATCCCAGCTTAACTTCAACAAGAAGATGTTGTCGTTAACGTTATCTGTGATATCAAATATGATGAAGTTGTAAGAAGATAATGGGAAACCATCAATGATTGGGTTCTCAATATCATTGGTGTGGATGTTATCAAACGCAGGGTTCAATACAAACTTAACGTTAGCCAAGAACGGAATAACGTACTGAGTGTATGCAAAACCGAAGTTTAGATCCATACCTTTACCAGTGATAGCACCGATTTCAGAAGCATTGATAACAAGACCGCTGTTGATAGCTTCCTTCTTAATTGCTTCGTTAACCAATTTCATACCACCAAGACCAGTTTGTACAACAAGCTGACGCTTAGGATCTGGACCTTGGAACTCAACCTTACCATTGAAGAAGTTGAAGATTTCAGACTTAAACAAGTCAAGATTGAAAGAACCTTTGTTGTAGATACGCTTGTAAGAGTTATCCAACTGCTTCCAAAGACCTACTGACAAACGGATATCATCTGGACCGTCTTGCTTAACACGTCCACCTTGTCCCCACATGAGGTAAGTTTCCATGTCGTTAGCAATCTTAGTCAAATGAGCAGCTTCAAGAGTAGTCAAGAATGTACGAGTCAACTGACCAGACTGGTAAGCTTTCTTTACATAATCTTTACCCATTTTAGAAGCCATGCTTTCAAGAGAAGTAACAGAAGGATCTTTAAGAGCCTCACTGTCAAAGTTTCTCCAAAGCTCAACTACAGGTACAGTACCGTCAGCTTTCATACCACCTTTCATCATCAAGTCTGCACGAGAGCTGATGCTGTAGTGTACGTGAGCTTCTGCACCACCTACATAGTTGTAGAATTCGCGGAAACCAGCTGATACGTTACCCAAATCTGAGAAACGCTCACCATATTCACCACGGGCAGAACCCTTACGGAATACTTTGGTTCCAACTTTTAAATACTTGTTGTCTAAAAACTTAGCATTGTCATTGTTTACAAGCTGTACTGTGTAGATGAAACCGTCACCAGCAGGGATAATATCGTCTGCAGTGATGTACATTTCAACACCGTTGTACTTGTCATAAGTGATGATATCACCATGACCAAAAGAACGCTTGTTTACTTTGATCTTGAAGCTCTGTCCGTCAATACCTTTAGTGGCATTAGCGGATTCTATATCTTCTGTGATATAGGGTAGATCCTGAGCTACAGGGATCTGCCATTTGTACTCACCACGTGCGTTATCTACAGAGATAACGTTCTTTCCTCCAAAGCTGGACATCTGGTACAAAGGCATTTCTACCTTTTGAGCCATAGCCCATAGATCTACGGGACCAAGATCAGTTGGTTCCGCACTCTTTAGGAGGTTTGAAAGGTGGTAAGAATCTACGTGTGAGCTAGTTTGATAGCTGGTATCTCGTAGAAATATACCATTGTTCAAAACTGGAGTTGCCATAGGGCATCGGATTTAGGGGGTTAATAAAATATTAGCGTTTAAAAATATTCTGAGGTCTAGCTATTTTTCTAGGTCTTTGATCATCTTCATCCTGGTAAGTAGAACTTTGTTTACGGCTCTGCTCAGTCTTGAGTTGGCGTACGGTTTGTTCTACTGCTTGGTTCTTTCCTTGCTTTACTAGGTTCTGACGATATTCATCAGGGTTAGAAAGTAACCAAAGAGCTTCTGCAATAAGTGGGTAGTCAGGTTCAACAAACTGGTACTTCTCTAAAAGATGACCGAGTAAGTTGGTTGGACGACCACTGATGGATGGATACTGAGGTTGTACAAGACCACTATAAAGTTGTGCTTGGGTTTTCTTGTCAAGTTTTAGACCGTTGATCTCTGCCGGACGAAGGGCTTCAAACACATTCTGCATATAAGCCTGTGCAGCTTGTTCCTGCTGCTGCTTTCTAGCTTCCTGTTCTACCAGCTGAGATTGCACGATTTCTTCCTGCATCTGATCCAACTTTGGTTTGAACTGCTTAGCTTTCTTTTCTAGCACTCCAAGGTCTTTCCAGGTATTTACTTCTTCTTCAATCTCCTCTTCTGTACCAAAACCGGTAGCACTGAGGTAAGATCTTACAATACCTTCTTGGTCTCCTTCGTCAGCAGGGTTCAAAGAACGAACCTGCTCAACCTGAGCCAGAGCTTGGAACAAACCTTTAAGGTCTTGTCCACCATCCATTACATACTTAGCTGCATATTGCAACTCATCAGGTAATGACTCAAAGAACTCTTTTGGAGTCTTGGCTGCTACTTCTTGCTTGAGGTTATCAACGTTAGCTTGCCAGAGCTCCTCTATATCTTTCTCTCCAAGACCACCAAGGTAGTCATCAAGAGATTGTTTACTTTCGTCAAAGTCATCAAAGGCAAACATTTCCTTTGACTCTATGCGTTTTTTTAGAAACTCTACTAGACCAGACTTTTCTGTACGAGGACGACCACCTTTGGTCTTCTTTTCCTCATCTTCTGTTTCCTCTTTACCTAGCTCGTCAAATACGTTACCAGATGTTTCACGGGAAACTAGGGGTTCTGTGTCCTTTTTATCTTCTCCTGCAGGCTCATCTTTGTTTTCTTCTTCATCGTCTTTATCAATGAAGCTGAGATCTACAGCTTTTGCAGAAAAGATGTTAGGTTTTGTTTCTGCTTTCTTGGTATCAGCAGCTGTTGGGGTTACGATACTATCTGCACCGGGGGCTCCAAGCCAGCTGTCTATGTCAAGATCTACTTGCTGTACAGAAGTCTGTACATTGTTCTGATTTTCCATAGGTTATATTGGTTTTTTATGGTGTACTTCTACAATAAAAATATACGACTTTAAACCCTAAAAATTTACTTTGTAGAGCTGAAGGGTACCTGAAGTATGGATAATAGAGCTATAGTTCTCTACTAACCCAAAGTTTAGTTTGACTTTTTACCAGGTTTGTCGTACTTATTTTTGTTTTCCCTGGCAATCTGGAGTTGTTTATCAGCTATATCTTTCTGAGCCTGAAGCCTTTCACGCTCAATCTGAAGCTTAGCACTGCCTTGTTCTTTCTGAGTAAGTGTCTGCTCACGCTTTAGGTTCATCTGATCTTGATAACGTTGTTCATTACGTATTCCTTCAAGAGCATCTTGAAAATCTGACTGCTGGTTCTGATTGATATCCTGCATAGCTCCATAGCCAGCAGCACGTATCTCAGCTACCGTAATATCTTTTTGGATCATCTTATCATCTCTATCAGATTGTGCCTGCAGTTCCATAGCCCTTTGTTTTTCTTGGGCCGCCAGCATTTCCTGCTGCATTTGCTGTTGCTGTTGCATCTCAGACTGCTTCTGTGCCATAGATTTTTCTTCAGCAGACTTAAGAACACCGGTAAGTTCAGCTATAGACTCAGACTTAATTACATTACCCAGGTCATAGATAGATGCACCAGTTGTGTTGTTGTTAATAGCCAGCTGTTTAAGCTGCTCCATAATGGCACGAGAGTTGGTCTTTGTAGTACAGAAGATATTCAGATCTCTTAATAGAAGATCTGTACCATTCATCTCAAAGTTTACTTTTTCATCTTTAGAAGTGATATAGGTAAGTCTTACACTAGGTTTCTTAGAATGGTAGTATTGAGCCAAGTCAGTTCTCATTTGGTGAACTCTTGGCATCAGGTTATCAGAGTGCTGAATAAAATACTGCTCAGTCTGTGCATAGCTGGCACTCATAGCCTGTTCTATACCAGTAGCAGTTTGCTGCTGAGCAATCTGCTGACCCATGCGTTGTGGGTTAAGACCAATAACCTCAAAGGCCTGGTTCTTAAAATACTGGGCAAGATTAATACGAGAAAGCAAACGGTTGGTCTGCTCAAGATTTAGCACCTGGTAGTGCTGGAAATTCAGAGCATTCTCTGTATTTGTAATAGTTGTATCCAGCGGTAGCATCTGGAAGTTCTTCATGGCCACATAGGCTTTGGCCAGATTATTTTTACCCCAGTCTTCTCCCAAAGAGTGACGAGGTAAAGAGTTCTGGTCCAATAGAATAACCGTACCTAGCTCATCTACAAGGATGTCAGCTATTTGGTTATTTACAATGTTATAACCTATCTGGTATGGCTTCATGAGATCAACCAGTGAAATACTGCGGGTGTTACGATCACCAAATACAGAACCTTCCACAGGAAGTTTGCAACCATAAAGAGTAGAATCTCCTTTAAACTGGAATGGAATCCGACCAGGCTTACCCCCATTCAAACCTAAATAGATAGGATTGATACCACCAGGGTTATTTTGACCCCAGAAAGCAGGACGGTTAGGTCCAATCTTGATACCACCCCAGGTCTCGTTGATCCAGATCCAGTCAATATGTTCACCAAAGATTAAGTTATCCTTGGACTTTTGTTTGTATATAACAGTGTTGTACTCAGGTTTGTCTGTTATCTTATAGGTTTCGTCTACAATGTCTTGTATAATCTCACCTTCTTCAGTAATCTTGGTAAGATGTCCTACTTTTCTCTGACTCTTCCAGTAGATTGAAGAAACCCTGAGCATATGACTTTTACCAAAGTCAATAGTATCTTCTGAGTCAGACATGATCCATTCAACAATATCTCCCGTACCAAATTGTGAGTCATACACAGAAGTAAACTGGCGGTAGGCCAAAGATGGCATTTGAGTATTCCACTCGTGAGAACGAGTAGGATCGTAATATGTACCATCGTTCTGGTATCCTTCAATAGGATAGCCGGCTGAACGTACAGGGTAGATAGCTTCCAAAGCTTCTAACTGATCCTGCGTCATCATCCATCCGTACTTGTCAATCACATCTGATACACTCATCAGATCCATTTTACCCACCCAGTTACCCTGGCTGATATAACGGACATCTGGTGATTTATGATAGAAAGTAAGCAGCGGATTCCAAAGCTCTACCTCATAATCATCTTCCATCATACGAAAATGCCAGAACTCTCGGTCTGTAATTAGCATATCACGAAAAGCACGCTCTTCTAGTTCTTGCATCTTAAACCTTTCCTCATCTACACTCATCTGGTGGGTAGCCCACTCTTCAATCATAGAACGGTAGTCTTTACGGAAGAAGCCTTCTATTTCCGGAAGCTTCTGCAAATTTTCAGGAGCAATGGCTTTTTGCATTTCTTCAGAGTCTAGCTCTATACCCATGTTCATCATCTGCATCATGACCCTGCGTTCAGCATCCTGAAGCAGTACATTTTCTACCATAGATCTTTTTTCCTCCATCATTTCGTTGTAGGAAATATCATCTACGGCCTTGAACATAATACGAGAGCTACGCTTAGAAAACTCGTTTGCGAGTACGTTAATTACGTTAGGAATAATAGGATAGAACTTAAGCTCTAAAGCAGACTGATCTTCTTTAGTAAGAGTATCTATCAGATCCGCCATCTCGTTGTCTTCTTCTACAATGTAGTCTGCCTTATCTATAATGCCTTTGGCAAGCTTGTAGTTCTTCATCAGCCTACGAGCATTACGCCTAACCTGCTTCATACCCTGCCACTCTAACCAGTCAAGGTTCCAGGCTCTCCATTCCTCATCCTTTTCCTTCTCAGAAAGAAACTGAATAGGTTGGGTTAGAGTACCCATCTTGTTATAGTCGGCCTTTTTACCAGCCTTTAGGTCTAGAGCGTTATATATCTGCATGATAATTAATTATTTAGGTCGGGTTCAACCTCGGTATTTGTAGTAAAAAAGGAATTAGCCGGTACTACAGTAGTAGTTCCAGTTCCACCAGTCCAGGTAATTGTTCCACTGCTAATACCTGTTCCATAAGGTTGAATTGGAACAGTCCAAGGTGTTGTAGTACCAGGATTAAATGTGGACGGAGTAACTTCCTCCTCTTCCTCCTCCTTTAAAAGAACTAAAGCCTCCTCTAAACTGAGTGAGCTTTCCTTTATCAGACGGGAAAGAATAGTTACTTTCTGTGCATGTAGTGGGGTGTTTTCCATTATTTTAGGTTTTTAAAGGGTGATCTGGGTGGTCTCATACCTGCAGAACTCCCTCTGGAAGAACCCATATGTCTAAAAGGTCCCCAATTTAATTTACTAAATTTCTGGGAGTTATCCAACTTTTGATCCGTAACTTCTACACGTTTAGCTAAACCTCTATTAGCTTGCTGTACTTTTGCAAAGGCCACTAAGGCACAAAAAGATACCAAACGGTCCACGTTGACCCCCTCTTGGTAAGCTTGCATCTCTTTTAAAAGCATGACATCCGGAATTCTTTCTACCCCGTAGATGGTCTTTACAATCTCTCCATCTGCCTTGGTTTCATGATCCAGCTCTTCTTTGAGGAACTCTATCCCGTAAGAGAGCAGGTTGCCCTTAAAGATGGTCCCTACGTTCTTCCATCCGTATTCTTGGAACACGTTCCGGTTGGCACCCAGGTCTTTTAAAAACAGGATCATGTCTTTTGGTACAAGGTATCGTTGCTTCTTGCGGCTGATCATGTACTGAATAAACAGGGCCACGTTGTTTTCCACCACGGTCCAGGCGTTGTACCACTCTATGATAAGCTCTAGGCGTTCATGGGTTTTGTTTAGGTCATCAAACCTACCGCACCAGCTGGCTACAATTCTATCACGTTCTATGGTATTGGTTACCTTTCCGTTACCCTCGTCTTTAATTACTTCTACAGGATTCTTGTACACGTATATGGCACAAAGAGATTCAGAAGTTGTGGTCTTACCCTCTCCTACTGGATCCACAGAAGCATAATACATTCCAAAAGCAGGATCCTTTTGTGGTCTTTCGTACACACAAAGTACCCCCTCTTTATCTTCAGTCTTCTTAGAGATAGGAAATTCCATGATAGGAATCTTCCTAGATTGTTTATCTATAATCTTTCCCTCTGCGTTTCTGGATAGTTCTAAATATTCTACTGGGTATTCTTTATCCTGAATACGCTGCATTTGTTTAGACACAAGATGCGGAGGAAAAATAGATTCTTTTCTGGTAGCAAAAGCTTCTTCTATATTTGTTGGCTTCTGTGATATACGAAGCTGGTACTGTTCTGGTGTAAGGTCACGCTTCCAACGAATACGTTCTTCTACAATGGCTTCTAAAGCTTCTTCTACTTTAGAGTTACCAAACTCATCTATATATGGAGGCATGCTCCATTGTTCTGGTATAAAAAGACCAGTCGTGCCGATAGTGCCGTTCTTATCTATGAGATTAGAGGGTACAGCATAAATATCATTAGCTTCCGGTTGCAATATCATTAACTTCAAAGGTTCACACTGATCAAGGTCACCAACAGATCCTGCTGCTATAAACATACCGGTAGTTATCATACCACTCTGCATAGCAGGTCGCATGTACTCATAAGTCAGGTGCATCTTAGGAGCAATACCAGCTTCCTCGTGAAAGAAATAAGTACAGGGACCACCGACACCATTAGTAGGATCTTTCTCAAATGAAGTACCAGTAATGATACTCTTGTTTCCTTTATGGGTATCACGACCGCTAATACGTACCTTAATACGCTGCTGCCAGGAAAATACTTTATCAGGATCACTAGGTCTGTACCAGGCAGTATGTTCGTTTAAAAAAGTTCTGTACTCAGTAAGCATACGCCAGGTACCTTTCTCTGAAATATAGTCTTTAAGACTGGCACCTATCTTTAATACCGCACCATCTTCAAACCAATACATGTTAATCAGCTTAGCTGCATGAAAATATGATGAGGCTATCTGACGTTTCTTTAAGATAGCAGAATGTCTGTAGTGTAGTTCAGCTAATTGCTCGTAAAGAGCCATGTGATACTGGGCATCTCTTACTTTAGCAAAGTCAAACCGTTTTTCTTCTTTGTCATAGATAGGAAGAAAGTTTAGCCACATGTAGTAGTCCCGACTGATATACCATACATTAAGTCCGTTTTTGACAATAATGCCTGACTTACACTTCATTTTCTGGTCATCCCAGTAGTTAATAAAGTCTTTAGTCTTTACAGGAGCAGCACAGTAATATCCGTCTTTCTGAAACTTTTTAGCTTCAGCGTTAAAGATCCGACTGGTTTCATCAAACTCATATCTTCCCGGTTCTTTAAAACAGGATAATACAAAGTCCCTGAACTCTTCTCTTGAATAAAAAGTAGTTACTGTCCAGTGATCTTTATCAAAGGTTGGTATTTCTATATAGTGGTTACTTTTCACGAAATAGTTTTGCAATCTTCTTTACATCACCACCTGTCTTTTGCAATAACTCTAAGAGTGTATCAATTGACTTACTGCGTAATACACCGGGAACATTTTGATTACTCCAGTATGCGTTGTACTGGTCACGAGGAATAGCTGCCCAAGTTTTGGTAAACGTGTTAAAATGAAACACGTAATCATAAAGTATACTTTCTTCCATAGAATATAAGTTTATAGTTGCGGGGCTTAGAGTCGAACTAAGATTTCTGGGTTATGAGCCCAGTGTGCTACCATTACACCACCCCACAATATGTTATCAAGCTGTAAGGAGAGGAGTCGAACCTCTACGTGGTCTTTAGGAACAGAACAGGATTGATGGTCAACCTCCACCGAGGACACCCCGATTGTATTCTGTCTTTATCAGATCTTCCACACCCCCGAGACAAGAGGGCACGTCTGCCGGTTTCGTCACCTTACATTTTACACTTTTAGAGCTTTTTACTTTACACTTTATTGATCATAAGCTAGATTTTGTCCTCCTCTTACCTGACTTTGTTGTTCTTCTTCAAGGTCACGGAGTGTACCCTTAAACGACTGACGTATAGCCTCAAACTTGGCAGCAGCGTTGACCAAAGCTGTAATGTTTCCATCGCGGCCATGTTCGATGTCCGTGGTTTCCATATACTTTGCAAGCCGGTCAAGCATTGCTTTAATACCCATGTAAGCCCGGTACGTTGGAGTTTCGTAAAGCTTACGGCATAGCTTAAGACCGTTGACAACAAGGTCATCATCAGCAGAAAAGTCAGCGTCAACTTCTGCCAGAATAAGTTCTTCTTTATCTTGTTCTGGTACATCAAAAAATGGGTTTAAGTCTGGGTTGGGACAGGTCATGTAAAACAAGTAGGTGTATATACGAGGAGCTTCATCACCATATTCATCCATTATGTCCTTTAAAAACTTTAGGGTATAGCAGTGTTCACTGGGAACTACTTTACCATTTTGTATGTCAAATAATCTTATCATGTTCTTCCAAATGTTATGTTCTTTTTTGCCCTGATATCCTTGTGTGTAAACTGCCAAAACTCACCGGTCTCGTTTATGATCACTGTATAAATAGTGTCAGTCTCATGACCATAGTCGGTCACCAACCATATAATGCCGTCTCCTTTTGGAGTAGTTACATCTAGCCTATTGGCTGGTTCATAAATCATGTTCTTCGTATTCTACTTTTGCAGTTTCATCCCTTAGGCAGAGCTTTTTATATAATTCTTTATCAGTGCTCCACTCTGTACCAGTCCACCACTCAAACCCATAGAAGTCTGACTTATACAAACAACACTGTTCGTATCCGCCAAGGATGTATACATGTTTGCATCCTAAAGCTTTTGCAGTCTCGCACTCATAAAGCTGTGCTACTTTACCCAGAGAAAGACTGGGCTCTGCATAATCCCATACGAACTGTGTTGCTACTAAAGCATCCTCATATTGTTCTATACATGAGTATCCAATGACTTTACCCATTACACTGTACTCAATCATGTAACCTGTAAAGAGTTGCTCCCAGGTAATTGTTCTTAGAAAACCATGATGAACTAAATAATTTTCGTACAGCTCACGATAAACAGGTTTGTCCTCAAACTTTTGGTACATAAAATCCACAAGCCTTGCTTTCTTTCTTGTAGTCTCGTGTGGCTTATAGTCACTAAGATTTATTCTTACAGATCTGAGATTATACCATGCATCTTCCCAGGGTATCCAGCCATTAGATAATGCTTCAGAAGGACTTTCTCCTTCTTCTAAAACACCATGTGGCTGAGAGTAAATAAAATCCTGGTCAGATACTTTACCAAAACCATTGATATGATCAAAGATTACTTTCACTAATACTTTGGTTTTAGTTTGTGTCTGTTATCTTCCAACCAATGCAAGCATGAAATAACTTCTTGCTTCATATAAGGAAGATCATACTGTACAATATCTTTTACTACAGGATCACCGTTTGTATCTAGAGCTGTTATAGGATTTCCAAACTTGTCTTTATCTACCTCATCAAACATGATGTGATGAATAATAAGACTCCCAAACTTTAAACGTGGGTTGTGCTTTAGAATAATAAACATGTATAGTGATAACTGCAATGCATAATGATTCAGGTTACAATCATCAAGATGAGAAACAGGAGCTAACATCTTTTGTGTAATACCTTCCCAGTTAGTGTACCCTTCTGCTTTAATCTCTTTGTTCGTCTTATAGTCTGTAATGTGTACCTCACCGTTTATTACTTCTACTAAATCAGATTGACCACATAGTCCTGCTGACTTTAAATAAACTAAATGTTCAGGATAAACTCCATTCTGAAGCTTTTGGTTTGGAGAGTATTTAAGACCTTCCTTTTCTATTGGCTTTATTACAGGAACTACATAACCTTGACGTTCCATTGTAGATAGTTCACAGATATCTCTTTCTCTGCAGTTGTGGTACCAGGTCCCTAAACTTGTTGCTCTGTTTGCTTCTGACTTCCAGGCTTCTTTAATAGCTTCTGGAGTCATCCCGTGCCATTTTGACTTTTTGTTTTTACTAGACTTTACAGCAATTGTATCAGCATCAAAAGGTTGTTTAAAGTTTGATATAAACGAGGTTACACTTAACCAGTCAATAGCGTCTGGGTTTATACTGCTGTATTTGTGATTTTGTGGGGTGAATGTTAGTATCATATCTGAATCCGATTGGGTTATTCATAGGGGTTGCGGATATAGCTTGGATTATTTCTTGAGGGCTATGAAAAGTAGCATAGAACCGTCCTGAAAACTTATCATATATTACGGATCTTTTCTTGCTTATTTGGTTCTTACTGTTTACATACTGTTCTACGGAACTAATACACTCTTTTTTAAACCACTTTTTTACCCTGATTTGTTTGACCAGGACTTCTTTCCGTTCTGGAAATAACTCCCCGCCTTCCATCTTTTGGTAGATAGTTTTGGTTTTGTAAATAGAATGAACCACACTTAACTCTATGGAATCATGTGGGGTCACAAACCTAACTTCTGGTTTAGTTGATCTTCTTCTTGTTGACTCATCTCAGCTTTCCAGTATCCCATAGGACATGCTGAGCTAAGAGAGCGGGTTTTAAACCCAAGAGAACAACCACACCCGCCCATAGTCTGGTTACAACAAGGTTCAGTACCAGGTACCAAACATCCATTATCTGTTTCGGTATACAGATCACAAGACCGGCAGATACTCATTCTTTCTTTGGCTATCTCTTCTACATCTTCTCTTTTAAAGATGGAATTAGTTATGCCTTCAATTATCTGATTCTTGTTCTTCCAGATTCTGATTATGTTCTCTTTTAGACTCATATGCCGTACGCTTATGCATTTTAATAAACTCTGCTCGTTGCTGTTCTTCCCCCATGATCTTCTTTAAGTTTTTTAGATCATAAAGCGTTTCTGCAGTTTTATAACGAGCAGTCATTTGCTGAAGTCCTTTCAGCTTACTCTTCTCTTCAAACATTTCCAGCATCTGGATCTTATCATCAAGCTTCCAATGCTTAATGGTAAAATCTCCTAGGTTGGTTAAATGAATTCTTGCATGATGCAAAGAACTCATGCTTTTTCTGACGTTCTCCCAGTAAAACTTAACTATAGCTTCTACTGCTTCAACGGGAACTTCAGTTTGTTTTACTACTTCAGGTATGAACTCCTTAGCTTTCCTGGGATGCAATTGATAGGAATTTAAAGTCCAACAATACGTTCCCAGCAGCATAGACCTTTAGATCAGGATTGATATAGATCTTCTTCTTGTTCTTACCTTCTTTTTTGATAAGATTCTTTTTCTCTGCTTTAGTCAAGCAGTTTCTTACAGATTGTGTTGAAGAAAATATCTTACGCTCGTGTGCCTTGTTACAGAAACTAGTTAGTTCCTGATCCCCTTCCATTGCTAGAAGAGTAAGACAGTTTAGGTCAGCTTCACTAACTGGAATGTCATACAAGTAGCAATGCGTAAGGATCTGGTACTTGACTATTTGCCAAGTACTCATCCGTACTCTTTTATCTACTTGGTTTACTATTGCCATTACAGTTCTATTTTAAAACTCATGTAATCTTCCCCGGTTTTACACCAGTTCTTGTGGGTAAGAACAAGTTCAGCTCCGAGGTTTTCAAAGATGTGCCAGGATGCTCCTTTTCTTGCCTCTCCTGTAACGTATTCATAGTTCATGTCTTTGGCCCATTCTATTGCGGTAGAGATCAGGTCGTACCCTAATCCTTTACCTCTATGAAAAGGCATAATTGTAAAACTATCTATGTGAGCTACGTTATTAGAGGTCCAGCTAATAAGAGCTTCTGCTATCAGATCTTTTTTTTCTCTGAACCAGATACCTTGGAACTCTTTGTTTTCGGTCAACATAAAAAGCTTATACCGTTCATCCCATCTTAGTTCTTTGGGATGCTCCCGTTCAAACTTCATTGTTTCCCGATAGTCTTTTAGTTTGTAGACCGTGTCCATTACTTCTTCAGATTTCTTTTACCTTTTGGATTTTCTGAAGGAATGATAACTTCATCACCCACTTTAAGACCTTGCTCTGCCAGATCAGGATTGTTATCCATGTCTTCTTGAGTTAAAGTATGTGGGGTACCACCCTCATAAGCCGGTTCTTTTTGGCTAGGGTTGGTAAGTTGAGCAATAAAAGCTAGGGCTTTAAGCTCTTCAGCTCTTCCTACTGCCAGGGCAGTGTTTAGTTCCTGAAGCTCAAGCTGTACTTTCTTTACCTCAATTTGTTCTTGAAAAAATGCAACGACCTCTTCTTTACTAGGGGCAGTCTTTTCCTGTGTTTCTTGTACGTTCTCTGTACTCATAGGTGGTGGTTTTTATATGGTTAGAAATTCAGATCCTTAGACTCTTTGGTAGAGTCTGAATGGTACATCTGAAAAATAGTCTGGAATTCGTTGTAAGGGGTATCTATGATATAGCTGTCCCCGTGGTCGGTAAATACTGTGGTGCAGCCAAACGGTAAAAGATCCTCTTCATCAGTAGTAAGCTTGCAAGCTATTACTATATCCATGTGAAAAGCAAAAGGCAGCCATTTTCCTTTGTCGTCTATTCCCATAAGATCGGCTTTGTCCAGATCCAGGGTGTGGCAGTGGATGTTACAGGTGTGTATCATAGGTTTGGTTTTCGGTTGGGTCTACACTTATAATATACTTAATAAGTTTAAACTCTCCAAATTTACTATATAGTTCTACATATTATTTAGTGACTTTTCAACAGATGTTAAAAAGCGTGGAAACCTAAACGTTCTTTTGGACAGTTTAGTTTGTTTTCTTGTAGAAGTAAAAGTTACCGTTTAGTAATAAATAAACAAAAGTTGGTGAGGAACTAAACAATTTTATCTGTGTAGAGCTTATATGCCTTACTAAAATACTCTAAGGAGTTTTCTATATATGCAAGTAAGGGAAGGCCGGTCGTTGATAGTTTGTAGGTAACCTTTGGGGGGACTTCGTTATAAGAGATGCGTGTAAGTAACTTTTGAGTCTCCATCCTCTTTAAAGTCTGGGTAAGTACTTTGGCTGAGCAACCGGGAAGGTTATCATGGATCTCATTAAACCTAAGAGGATCTCCATCCCCCAGTACAAGAATACACTCTATACTCCACTTGTTTTGTAGCAAAGCTCTTTTAAACTCTATAACTTCCTGTACATCTCTGGTTATCATTCAGTTGGCAAGTTACCCTTATGCAGACAGAGTACCAATGATCACCATAAGGTAACCTAATAACCAATAGGTTCCTATTGCCAACCATAATCATATATATTATACCCCCGGGTACTTAACTGACTTAACTAGCCCCCGGGTGTTGTGTACTTCTATGACCCCCGGTACTACAGAGCTACTTTCGGTTTTGTGAAACTAGTATGTTGGAGGATGTGATTGATGCCCCAACCAACCACCCCTACGGAATGTCTGGCAGGATAAACCCCCCTGCCTATTATATTATGAACTTCATATTCCAAGCAGGCAACGCACAGTTAGTTGCAACAGGTATCGTACCATCTCAGACTCCTAACCTTGCAAAGGTTACATTCTCAAACGGACAGGCAGCAGGCGTGACTATCTCTCCTGCAAAGCTTGAACGCTACTGGAATGTATTAGAAGACGGCAACCTGTCTCCTAAGTTCTTAACGGCCGAGGGACGCCTTGTTCCTACGTTCGAAGTTAAGAACATTGGCGGCACTCTGATGATTGTCGAAGCGGCTTCTAACCGTCCTATCGTGCTCTAATGCACGGTAGGCGGTTCACCGCCTTTTTAGCTAGCCACATAGCTACCCATTTACGTAGCTGCATTGTTCACTCACTAAATCTATTCACCGTGAAAAGATCTAAATCTTTGCTATTTAAGACGTGGGAGATGTTCCGTAGCTGGTATAACACCATGAGACTACGGTTCAGTACGCTCAAACTGAGCTACATAAAGTTCTCTCCGGGTCATAACCCAGTTAAAGTGGTTATAACTTATTGATAATCAGGTGTGTCTGAGTGATAGCCGCTCAGACCACCTTTCTTTAACCTCTTTTATCCGCTCTTACCTGTAAAGTTTTGCCGCGGATAAGATAGCTATAAACTTATTACTATGATTATTCTACTTGGTTCTAACTACGACAAGAGTACAGAGATATATACATTCTTCTATCATAACACTGATACTAATTGGTATTATGATATGGCATGTAGAAACTCATTTGGTACTAGTGATATGAACTCACGTACTCCTAATATGACACGTGAAGAGTTCAAAGTATTAGCAGGTGATAGACTTGCTTAATACAAATGTTTCTAGCGGTTGTTAGAAATCCCTTGTTTAACGGACTGTGGGTTAACAGAACGTCTTAATGTACCATTCTATCTTCCCAAGGGATAGCATATGTAATCAGTGGGAGTCATGACCTAAACATCTACCTTATTAGAGTTTAATAAACTCAGGTCTAGAGAAATGGATGTATTACATGTGAGTACAGAGGGATCTGAAATAGGTGTTTATCTGTTCTACTTCACAGAATAGAAGCTTTATGGTGAGGCTTAAACCAAATTTTACTTACCCAAACCATCATTACCGTGAAAAAATTATTAACCCTGGTCATAGTACTGACCAATCTAATGTTATCCTGTAAAGTACAAGGTAACAACCAAAATCAGCCTGTTGCCACTATTATCTCTGAAAACGCAGACAAAGAAGGCCGTCCTATGTTTACTGTCAAGCTACCTAATGGTAAAACCTTAGAGCATATGTATGCAGAAGAAATAGCCCAAGGTTTGCTAGACGGCAAATGGATCTACGATGAAGCTATGACATTGGTACCTGAATCCTGTTATCAGGTTACCCTGGAACAAGACAGTATCCATATCGTGGACCGTGACCGTCCTGTTGCTGTAGTGAGCTACAAGCAGATCGGTATTTTAGACAGCATATTCACCAAAGACAACGAATAAACATATGAAGTACATACTTAAAATCATGCTATTGAGTATAGCAGTAATCCCATTATTTATATGGCAGGCATTGGTCTACATCTGGACCTTTAACAATTCAGGCTATAAAACCCTGAAACAAGACTATAAAGTAACAGTTAAGTCTTACTACCGCAAATTAGGTAAACGTACAGGCCCAACCACATTCTAAACCTTCTAATAACTTGTTTATGAAATCAACTAAAATCATGCTTGCTTTTATAGGTACATTTCTTTTAACCTGGTTATTCCTAGGTACCATGAACTACTTACTTTTCGGTGACTTATCCTTCCGCCAATCCGTTACACATGGTGGCGTAGGTATGATTATGCTCATCTTCGGATGGATTCCGTCAGTTGTAGTATCCATAGACCTTGACACCAAACTTTCTTAGGTACCATGGGTGATACCTAAACATAGTATATTATAGTACTTATACTATATACTATGTTATGGGTACCATGGGTGGTACTTCTGAAACTTAAATAATTACACGGATGGTTAGCCCTGGAGATAACGTCAAAGGGGTACATCTGTATTATTACTAACCACAAAACTAATTACATTGAAAAAGTTATTAATTATTACTGCTCTGGTTGCTGTAACAGCAACTAGCTGTGTTGTGTACAATCCACAGCATCCACCAAAAAACTACAAATGTAGTATGGGAAAATAAATTATTCATTTACTTAACCTCAATCAAATGGAAGAAAGTAACGTATTAGATCCGGCACCAGATGAAATAAATCTAGAAACCGGTAAATGTATGTGGAAGCTTGATGGCTACCGTATATGGGCTGATTCATATCAGCAAGCCTTAGAGATACTTCCTTTTATTCAACAAGCCTAAAACCTTTCTATATGAAAGCATTACTGACTTGGGTCGGCCTAATCCCCCGAGCCCCCTTTGAAAACCAAAAGACGATCATAAAGATCGCAAAATCCACCTATCCTGAAGACCAACCAACCGAACAAGATTGGATCAATGAATTCAGGGTCTCTATCATGTACGGTAAAATAGCTGTACACTTCTAAGGACTTGGACCTGTTGGCCTTTATACAACAGGCAGTTTACGGTAATCTACAAACCGTCTTTTATCCTGTTACTAATTATTAAATCCATATTTATGAACAATCAAACTAGATGGTCAGATCCATCAAGACTTGCAATTGTATCTGAAGAGATACAAAAATCTCCGGATAACCTCAGAAAAGCTTTTGAAAATATTGCCAACCGTATTGGCGGTATTAGTACACACGCTGTATCTCAAGCTTGGTATAGTTCATTAAGATCTAAATTTAGCCAGTTTCAGACTCAAAGTCCTAAAGTTATCATGTCTAATGTAAAAAACAATCCTCGGACAACAACTAATGGACAACCTATTCATCAAACTGTTCTATCGTCTAAGTCTTACGATGGAATGAAAATAGTTACTGTAAGACAGTATTTTGCCTTATAGTATAAACTCGGTGAGGGTAGCAATAGCTATCATGGGCACGCTCTTGCCCGAACCAATTGGACTCAGGACACTGATCAACCATGAGCTGCTGCAGTTGATAACGACTGCCGTGACGGAGGTTTTGAACGCAGAAGCTTACAGTGATTAACTTCACATAAGATAAGTGGAAGCCAGTAATTATATAATACTGAACCTGACAGCATAGCTGTATAGACGTAGGAAACTCCAATCAAAACCGGTACGTGAAGCCGGTTTTTTCTTTATCCAATCATCCTAAAAACCTTTTTATGGTATTAGCAACCAAACAATTCAATCATGAGATTGAAAACTTTCATCAAGCTATGGGTATCTCTGATGATACCCGTACCAAATGCAGAGAACGTGTTTTCTTCTCTACAATAAGTAATGTTCTTCATGTACAAGAACTTTTTGAAGACAAAAATGACGCACCAAAAGAAATGCTTACCGTTACAGGTGACCTTCAGCGTTGTCTGCGTATGATAACTGATCCTTTAGAGTATGAGTATACCTTAATGATCTTTAACAACGCTCAACGTATGGCTACAGAAACTATGGCTTATTACAAACACATGTTGGAAAGCCAGAACAACAGGGAAGACCGCGTTAAGATGAAGATCTTGGAACTTATGGAAGAAATCCGTGGTAGCAAAGATGACGATGATGATGAGGATGCAGATGAAGCTCCAGTAGATAAACTGAACAAAAAGACTATGGTTAAACGTATCAAACTTATAAAAAACAGTCATTACAACTTTGATACTTATATGAATATGCTCTATAAATGGGCTAATGGTGAACCTAATAATAACGGTAAACCGGATATAGATGACTTCTTAAGAAATTTATTCTCAGGTAATGAGGATTAGTTTAGGGTTGGTAAGTACGGGGATCTGGAAACAGGTCCCCTTTTTTTTAAGAATTATTTGTAGAACTCAGAAAAGTTCTCTAATATTGTTCTACAATTTCTATGTCATACAATAATCCCAGACTTAAGAATGGCTTTGGTCAATCTACAAGTACAGTGATGAGAGATCCTGCTGTTAACTTGAATGACAAAGCTATATATGCATATCTATGCACATTTGCTGATAGTCAATCTAACCAATTACAAGTCAGTGTATTTACTATGGCTGCAGAACTATCGGTTTCTAAACAAACTATCATAAGATCTTTGAAAAGATTGGAATCAAGTCATATCATCAAACGGGTATTTGTATCTCGTGATGAACCTAAGACTACTATCATACTAAAGTAATTAAACTTTTTTAACTGACTGTATCAACACCGAGTAAGTCAAATGGATTCGTCCAGCATTGGTCTGTTACAGTAGTTAAAAAACAAAGTCTGATCTCAGGAGCCTGTAAGTAGGTTTTCTGGGTAACCGCAAACGGAACAGTAATTGAGTAATGACCGCAGCTAGAGAAAAGGATCCCGGTCCATGAAACGTTGCCACGCTTAGTAGCCTGTTCGATGAGCTCCAAAAGCAGTCCCTGAGATAGACTTTTTGTATTTATAAAAACTAATAAAATGAAGATAACAGACAAATTTGTTTTTTTCTGGGATGGTCCTTACTCCCAATGGTTACAACGTCCTATGCAAATAGACGGTGTAATGTATTCATGCTGTGAACAATACATGATGGAACAGAAAGCTTTGCTCTTTAATGATAAAGATGCAGCTAAAGCTATTATGAAAACAACTTACCCTGATGAACAGAAAGCATTGGGTAGACAAGTTAAAAACTTTAACCGAGATGTATGGGATCAGCACTGTATGAATATAGTATTCAAGGCAAACTATGCTAAGTTTTCTCAGCATCCAGATCTTGAAAAAGAGTTACGTGTAACAGATAACAGAATCATAGTAGAAGCCTCCCCTACTGATAAAATATGGGGTATTGGTATGCACGAAACAGATCCTGATGTTGAAGATATTACTAAGTGGCGTGGACTTAATCTGTTAGGTCAAGCTATCATGAATGTTCGTGCTGTTTTAAGATACGAACTATACAACGCATAATATGAAGCTGAAAATCAGTAATCATTTAGACTGTTATTATATACTACCCGGCTTACGGGTGGTATATGATAACTTCTACGAAGGAGAGCTGTGCTTTCTTTCTATAGAAATATTCTGGCTCAAGTGGAGCCTAGACTTTATTCTGGTAGACAAATAATACCATGGGGGTGCCTGGATTTGACAGGTAGTTAAGTGGTACGTAAACATGCGGACCGTTGGTAGAAGTGGTCCTTAAACAAACTGCAAACAATTAAACGGCAAGACACAGTCTGACCGTGTAGCAGAAGGTGAAGCTATCTTAGCTTCTATCTTCGGTGAAGTAGCAGTAGCTGCCTAACCTACGGGGGATCTATCCCTGGCAACAGAAAATAGTAAACCGTAAGGTAACTTAGTACTGACAGCTCTTTAGGAGTGATGGGTGTGAAACTAAGTTAAATGACTACATCGCCCCAGCCTTACATTGATAAATGGTACAGAGTCCTATGATAGCACTTACGTTGCCGGATACTGATGGCGTGCTGACATTTATCAAAGTTCCTGAACTTAAATCAGGTGGTGGAGTCCGACCATATCGGTTCACCCCCTACGGTGCAGTAGAAATACAGTACTAAGCATGTGATACGTTTTACGTATTGACTTCTATTCTGGACAGGGGTTCGATTCCCCTCACCTCCACTTTTTCATATGGCAAGCAATCGTACCCCTGGTGTTTCTACACTGGGGTTTTAACAATCTTATTTTTTATGGAAGGAAAAATACTATTAAAAACACTTACTGAAAAGTCAGTAATCTCTGCCGGCAAGAATGCAGGTTCTACTGTAGCAGAACTCATAATGCGGTCAAAGATCTCACTGATTTACATGTATTTTCATTACGGTAATATAACTTTTACCAAGGCTGTTCTTGAACAGCTCAACATCAGAGAAGAAGATTATATACAGAAGCCAGGTAAAGATCCTGAAAAGTTTGACTATTATCAGAACAGAAATCTGTATGTATCTACCAAGTCATTAATAAAAACCAAATCTGGTAATAATAAAGAACCTAATAAGGCAGGTATTCTAGCAGCTATGTCTACTAGATCAAAAGGTTATTTCAGATCTAAGTACAAAGCTCTTATAGAAAGAGAAAGAAAAACCTTTAGTAAAGGAGCTTTACAAAGAATAAACCAAGGTCACTAATCACTTTTAAAACATCACAAGCTTATGAACTTATGCCCTATTTGTAACCAGCCTTATGTGCCGGTAGATGTACATGGTCACGTACAGTGCAGTATTTGTAAAAGTAATATCCAACCATGCTGTCAGGGAGACACCTGTAACATGGATTATCTAGAAGACAAGGGACCTGCGTATGACTCTGCCGGGTTTCATGAAACAGATAGAGATGGAACAAACTAACCAATTGTTTATATGCAGCTGTCATAGTACAGAACATCAAATGGTCATGTATAAATCAGATGGAACAGAATGGTTTCCACCAGAAGTGTATGTACACGTACACCTAGTAAGACGTTCTTTCTGGTACCGTCTCAAGTACGGTCTGAAATACATCTTTGGATATAAATCCAGATACGGTGCATGGGATGAGTTTATACTTGATAACTCTCACGTCAAAGATCTTGAACAAGTAATCCAACATCTAAAAGATGAAACAGTATAAACCACTTCCAATTCCTAAAGACTCAGCCTGGGAAAGAAACAAATGGTTACGTTATGTACCCATATGGCTTAAACAGTTCTTACAAGGACTGCGTAACATCATTAGATGGATGCCAACCATCTACAAAGACAGACACTGGGACCATAGTTTTATAACTGATATACTTCAGAAAAAGCTTGAGTTTACAAGAGAAGAATTAGTAAACGCAAACAGATTTGTTGGCGTAGAAGCTGTTAACAAAGACATTACTCTAGCTCTAAACTTATTGGAACGTATTAAACACAGCTACTATGAACTTGAAATGTCTGAGTACATCAAAAAGTCATACGACTTTGTACCGGCTGATGTTACTGGTGAGTATGTCACTATGGAATTAACCATCCTAGAAGACAATCTTGAAGACTATCTGGCTAAATATAAACGTACGGCCAAGAAACTTCGTAAGAAATACAAACTAAAAGTAGCAGATACAGAAAAACTAGCTTTTAGAGTATCTGATTACAACCAACAAAAGTGTGAGCGTATCTTTTGGAAGCTCATCCATTATAAACTAAACCACTGGTGGGACTAAATCAATCTTATGACAGAAGAAAAATATGAAGAGATTAAGAAAGGATATCTTGACAATATCAAGAGATATATGCTTTCTGTAGGAGATCTATTTCCTCATGTCACCGTATTCGGTGCACATAAAGATGGTAATGATAAAGATGCTATCATCCACATCCCCATACCTGACGAGTTTCTAAAGTCAGAAGACATGAAAGATACTTTCGTTGATGTTGTCTTACCTGGTATAGCTGACGGTATACATGAAAAGTTTATACCTTATGGTGTGGGCTGGGCAACAGAAGCTTGGGTCAGAACATCACCTAAAAATGATAAACTTCCAGATAACTGGAAGGATCTCCCAATCAAAAGGGAAGTACTGTTTATCAACCTGGAGTTTGAACACAAGACAGAAGCAATTGTCTATGATATCAAACGGATGGGTAAACAAGTCAACGAAGAAGGTGACCTAATAGACCAAATTGATCTCATAGAAGATCAGACTATGTCAGGTGCTGATAATATAAGCGGAAGGTTTAGCGGATTACTAAGTAAGTTTGTTAAAGCTCATTCTTGATCTTCCTGACTCGTTCCAATTCACGCAACGTTTCATTAACAGCATAATGTTTTTTGGCCATCTGCACAGAGTGAGAGTTATGCTTAGCTGCCTCTATAAGAGATAGCTCAGATGATACTTCATCTGTATTAAGATGCTTCAAACTATACAGATCTGCTGTAATGTCAAGTTTATCCTTTACATGACGTTTCCACCTGCGGGTAACCTGTTCTGGACGAATAGGTTTACCACCAGGTAATAAGCCTATAGAAAATATATAACCGGATATGTGATTACCAATCTGTTCCCTCCAGAAGGGCAGGGCTATTTCCTTAATTACCTTGGTTACCCAGCGTTTCTTTCGTCCCTTTTTGACAAAGACCTGGTAATATCCTTTATCTAAGTGTATGTTTTCTATACGTAAATCAAGTAGCTCAGTACGCCTGGCACCAGAGTGAAAGAAGATTTGTATGAATCTTAAGAAGACCGGGTCGGTTTCTTTTAAGTGTTCTATCAGTAATTTTCTTTGTTCTAGCGTCAGAACGGTACGCACAACCTCATCTTCCTGCTTTTTACGGAGTTGTAATACTGGATTATTTTCTATCAGTTCGTACTCCATAAGCTGTTCAAACAGCATGCCCAGGTAGGTTCTGTATGCGTTCCAGCTACGAGCAGAAAGATTTCTATCTTGCTCACACTGATCCATTATCAAACGAACATGCTTACGCGTTATACGATGTGCTTCTATCTGATTATATCCCAGAGCCCGTATAGAAAGTTGGATATATTTCAATGAAGAAGCCACACACTCTCGGGTATGTGGCTCCACTTTTAGCTTTGAAAAAGCGTAATCTAAAGATTTCGTAAGAAACATGGTTAACTTTTTTAGTAGTTATACCACGTAACTCATTGATAATCAAGTGGGAGTTGACGGGATCGAACCGCCGACCCTCTGCTTGTAAGGCAGATGCACACGTTGATAATCAATTAGTTACGTAGGCTTATTAACAGAAAACGTACATGTAAATATACAAAATCTAATAATCCTGTGAAAAGATGTAATTTTGTTTTGGTCTAAAAAGAAGAACTTTATGGCACACAAACGTCTTTCACATGATCAGGTAGAACAGATGAAACTGATGGTTAAAAACGGTAATTCTCCTGAAGATATAGCCAAACATTTTGGAGTAGCTATTTCATCCGTACACAATTATAAAGCTAGGTTTAAAGCTGATGGGTTTAAATTCCCTTCAGTTAGAGGTAAACGTCCTACTGGTTCAGTAGAAACAATAAGACCAGTTTCTAATGCTACAGGACAAATTAGCTCATCATCTCAACAGATAAATTCTGAAGAGTATAATTTTATAGTTAACGGAACCTCTGTTAAAATATCTGGCCATGCTAAAAATATTAACATAAATAAAGATAGCATGGAAATCAACTTCTAAACTAGTACACATACTAGTTAAAGCAAGCCGTGATAAAATATCACGGTTTTTTTTATTTCAAAATCTAATATCCTAGAACATGTTTACAAGTAAAGTAGACTCAAACACTCAGCAAGAAGTAAATAAAATGCTGGTTAGTGGTGAAAAACTAAGTGACGTAGCTTCAGTATCCGGATTAAGTTATGCTCAAGTATCTTATATCCGAAAGAAACTAGTAAAAGCAGGAGCCCTGCAACCGTTGTACAGAACAGCGAGGAAAAAAAGAGCTACACGTCAAACAAAGACGAACGCAGCAACAAATCAAACTATCGTTAACCCGTCATCTACTAATCAAGGATTTAAACTTATGGTTAACGGAACTACACTAGATATTCAAAATGTTAAAAGTGTATACGTATCTCCTGAAGTAGTTGACATTAAATACTAAACACACTATGCTAGAATGGTTGAACAAGCTATTTCCGTGGACCAAGGTAAAAGTACTTGAGCAGGAAAACAAAGAGCTCAGGGAAAAACTGGTGGAGAGGCAAGAACACATCAACAAAACTAATGCATACTGGAAACGTCGTTTCAACGACCTTATGCGTAGTAAAACTACCCACTAAAAATATTATAGCTCTATTATCCATAGTTCTATTTGTAGACCTTTGGTTATGTTAGTTCTACAAGTTAGCTTTATACTAATATAAATGCTAACCCATGCTCTACCAGTTACCAAATGGTAAGGTAATTGAGATAAGCACCGAGCAGTATGTTGAAATGTCCGATGAAGAACTGGAATATCTTATTGCATATAACTACGGAGACGTCATGGAAGATCCATGGTTTGGATCCGTCCTTAGTAAGAAAGATAACACCATATCAGAAGATATATTAGATGTAGCACCGGACTTAACTGACATACCTGATACAGATAAGATATCCTATAGTGATATAGACTATAATCCTGAAGAGGACTAACTTCTTTATTATTCAAGTAATCAAGCCCCTGGGGACTAACTGTCCTTGGGGGTTTTATTTTTTAATCAACTAAAATACCTAACAATGGGTAAAGTAGTAGTTTCAGCCGATCAAAACGGTAATGTGATTGGCATATCAGAAAACAATCCCGAGTACGGTTACGTACGTGTAGAGCAGACTGGAAGTTTTATCAATGACCAAGGTTGGCTCCGTATCAGCAGACGTTCTGCATTAATCAAAGGTCTTGTAAAAGACTTAGTAGAAACCGGTTTTTCTGCAGGCCAGGAAATTCCAGGTAAGATTGTAGTTATAGAGTCTTTGACTCCATTTAACTCAGAGAATCCTGAAAGAGATCTCAAGATTGCAGGTGATACAGGTGTAATATGCCGCTATGATGATCAGCCTATTTATCGTCAAAGCTTCTATACATCTAACTTGAATGCTAATGACCAGTTCATTGTGCATACTAACTCACAGGAAATCAAAGAAGTACAAGCAGCACAACGTTCTATTTCTGCATTAACCTTAAAAACTGAAGCAGTTCAGTTATAATAGTTAGCATAAAAACAACTAAAAGCCCGGGAGAAATCCTGGGCTTTTTTCTTGTAGAACTCGTATAAATTCTCTAACTTCACCTCTCTAATTTGTAGAACATGTACAACCCTAACAAAACCGTTACCGCCAACTCTAAAGGTATTATTATATCCTTCAGAGACTGTAACAAGCACAAGTACATACCCTATCAATCCAAAGCTGTACAAGAAATACAGTTAGGAAAGGCTAAGTACCAACAGCTTGACAGACCTGTGTTTAATAAAACACAACAAAAACTCTATGCAGAAACCGTTTATGGACTTACGGTACTATCAGCTGAGCAAATTAAGGAACTCTCCCCTAAACGTAAACATGAGATTATCTCAGTGTACAAACGTGTACAACATTTCCTTAATAAGCTGAAACAGGAAGTAATAAACGAGCAGGTGAATGCACTATTGTCTGCATTATTTCACAAGTCATTATTTATTAAACAAATGTGTGAGGTTAAGTCTTACGATCGTGGGTACAAAGATCGTCACACATTTAAAGAATTAGGACTGACTCAAGAAAAGATTGCTGAGAAGCTAGTTAATGCTGGCTTATTACCATCAAACTTTTTTGAGTTAGCATAACTAAATCCGCACTATGGAAACCATATTTATAACTAATGGAGATGTACGGCTTGTTCTTGTTCCCAAGAATGAGCTAGATAGAATACTTCTATCCAAACTGACTGAATCAGGTCCTGTATCTCTGGAATTGATTAGTCAACCTATAGGTATCCTGGGGCAGTCTGTAAAAGATGCCCTGGTTCTTCAACCTAAAATACAGCATGATGCTACTGACAAAAACCAAGATCTGTAATGGCTGCAGTCAAAGCAAAGTAATATGGAAATCCCATGGTAAAGACAAGTACTGTAAAGAGTGCTGGTATACTATGGAAAAGCCTAAGTCTATCTCACCTGTCTCTAAAAAAAGACGGGGTGAGATGGACGAATATTCCAAAAAACGTGACTTGTTTCTAATAGCCAATCCTACCTGCCATGCTAAACTAGTTGGATGTACCAGTAAAGCTACTGATGTACACCATATGATGGGACGTGTAGGAGATAACTATTTAAACATGTCTACCTGGAAAGCACTTTGTAGAAACTGCCACAGATGGGTAGAAGAAAACCCAGAAGAAGCTAAGGAACTTGGTTTATCTGATAACAGATTAAACTAATTATTTATGGAACAAAGACTAATAGGACACGTAGGAGTAGACTC